ATATGACGGGGTTGTAAAGCAATGACGGACCGCATCGCAGAGGAAGACCTAGCCGAATACATAGGCAAGCGGGTGCTGGACGATGCCGACAAGCTGCGGCTGTTCATGCCGGACTGTTATGCGCGCTTTCCAATTGAACGGGACGGCCACCGCTACGAAATCCACACCCACTACAAAGGCCCAGCCGATGCCGCCTGAACTGCGGCACTGGCTGTGGCTGAACTTCGGTTACGACATACACGAATGGGAACCTGATGACCTACGTTTCTAAGACCTTTGGAAGACCCCCGACCTATCCGCTAGGCCCTATGGCTGTCGGCGATCAGATCACCATGCCAGCGCCCACCAGCGCCGACATAAAGCGCATCTGCCGCGCGGTGAGCAGCTACGGCCAGCGCCACGACCGCAGCTATATGTGCCGCACACGCGATGGCGTGATGACCATCACCCGGCGCAGATAAAAGAAAAGCCCCCGGCGGAGTGAGGACCGCCGGGGGCTAAACGACTGACACCGGAGCAAACGGGTCAGTAGAGGTTTATCACCTTTCCGTCAGGGCTGACAACCCCCTCAACCATCCGCCGCAAGTCAGACTTGGTGCGCTTCTTGGCGATCTCAGGCGCGGCGAAGATGTGCTTCTTGGTCGCATACTCGCCTGACGCAATGCGCCCGCAGTCAACCCAGCCGGCTTCCTTGAACGCGTGCAGCAGCGCCGCCTGTGGCACCTTCGTGCCAGCAGGGACGTGACCGGCCGCAATCGTGTCGCACAGCTTGTGGAACGGCCCAGCAACCACACCATGCACGAACGGACCGACCCGCTGGCGCATAAGGTCCACAAGGAAGCTTTCAGCAACCGACAGGCCATGCTCGACCATGTTCAGCTTCCATTCGGTGACCGGCGGGGCAGCCGCAGGGTTGAACGCCGAAACGTCACGCTGCCACAGCCAAGCCGCGATCTTTTCAAAGCCGCCGTTCTTATACCAGCCCCACAGCCGGTCGGCATCGCGCGGGTCCATGCGCTCGGCGTGCGACCACACGCAGAACCAGCGGCGATCCTGCGTAGGGATGGTGATCGGCAGCGGGTCATTGGTGAACGCGATCACTTGCAGGCGGTTCAGCATCTCATACGGATGCAGGCCCTTGCGGTTGATCGTCAGCGTCTCCGGCGGTGCGGCGATGATCGGCTTGAGCCTGTTCGCCAGCGCGCGGCGCTCACGCGCTTCCGGTTCCTTCAACTCGTTGAGGATCACGACCTCGGCTTGCAGGCCGTAGCCCCACTGGCTGTCGAGGCCCTTATTCTCAATGATCGACCGGTTGTGCTGATGCTCACCCCCGATGGCCCACAGGAACGGCGCCCACATGCTGTCCTTGCCCGACCCTTCGTCGCCGCCATGCAGCACCGCGTGGTTGATCTTAACGTTGGGGTGCTGGACCTTGTAGGCCATGACGTTGAAAATGTGTTCCAACTCTTCACGCTCTGGCACCAGCGTGCGGCAGTGATCCAGCCACAGCGTAATGTCCCGATCAGGGATGGTGTCGCTGCCCGACACGTCCGGGCGGTGGTTGACCCACGTGTTGCCGTAGACCAGTCCGTCACGCGCGACCAGCACGTCTTCGCCCGGCGCGTAGGTCACGCCGACCAGCGCCTTCGCGCCATACTCTTGCCGCCGCTCGTCGAAATAGACGCTGGCAAGGATACGCCGCTTGCGGTCGTGGATCGACTTGCAGTCGGCATGGCGATAGAGCGCGTTGAAGACGTTGCGGGCCGTCTCGCGGCGGGTCACCATATCGAAATAGCTGTCGTCCGACTGGATGTAGGCGAAGCGTTCAAACCATTCCGCCTTTTCCAGCCGCCCGGCTTCCTTGCGCTCGACTTCCTTGACGATAGCTGCGGCTGCGTCCGGGTAGTCCTCGGTCGGCTGGATTTTCTCCGCCATCATCTTCATGCGCTCGGCGATCAGTTCATCGCGCAGCCCCGGCATGACCTTCGGACCGCCGTTCTCGGCAACCCAATCAAGGAACGAGCGGCTGTCGATGTGCTGGCAATGCCCGTGGTAACAGCAGAACGACCGGTCGAGCGGCTTGTAGCGCCCTTCGATGTTGCCGTCGCTGTGCTGCTCATGGTTAGGACAGACGATCCCGCACCAGCCATCGTTGTTAACGCGCGACAGCACAAGGTTGTTGTCGGACAGCCATTGCAGGACGTTGTCGCCGCCCGTGTCGCGGATGTTGATGCGCCGATACTCGGCGGTGTCCGCCTCGGCCGGCGTAACGTCCAGCGCCTTGCAAATCTCTTCGAGCGTATATTCGCGCTGCGGATGAAACTCGACCAGCCGCGCCGGGAACATGCCTCGGCCTTGCTTGAGGTTGACGCTGCCCGGAATGCGGCAGTTGCGCACAGCCCCGTCCGCGCCCGGATCGGTGTAGCCCGCGTCGGCAATCGCCTTGATGGCTGCGGTAAAGTCAGCCTTGGTCGGCTGTTCGCTGAACGCGTAGCCCCACTGGAACGAACCCTCGCTCGTCTCCATGATCCATGTCGGGTCAATCGGCGGCACGGTGGACTTGGTGCCGACGTCGTCCAGCATCATGAACAGGACGTATTCGCAGTTCTCGCCCCTAGCGCGCGGCTTGCCGTTCTCGAACCGGTCAACGATAAACGACCCGGTGTTGACATACCACGCCTCGCCGTCCTTCATCTTGGCGAGGCCCTTGTGCGGCAGATAGGCGGGGAACGTCGCCTTCGGCACGCCGTCCTGATGATAGATCAGGTCGCCAGCCGCATCGCGCTGCGGCTTCTGCCACAGCAGCAGGGCTGTCTCGCCATCGGCGTCAGCCAGCTTGGTGATAAACTCAATAAACTTGGTGCGATCCTCACTCATCGCTTGCTCCTCACTTGCCATAACGGGTCATTGTGGCGACTTCCGCGTTCAGCGGCAACCCGTAGGCCCATGCTGGCGGTGTCGTCATTACCTTGAGCAGCTTCGCAGCCGCTGCTTCCGGGTCGGCAGTCTCCAGCACAATCTCGTCATGCACATGAAGAACCACGTCCAACCCCTCTTCCTCTAGCTGCCACAGCGAATGCCGCAGCAGATCGTTTGCTACTGCCTGCGTGATGTTCTCACAGGCTAGGCCCCGCCACAGGCGACCACGCGGCCATTCGCTTGCGTCAGCCGCCGGCTTCCATGAAGCCTTGGCGTAGGTGATGTTTCCCTCTTCATCGAAGCGGGCGAAAGGATAACATAACACACGCCCCGAAGGCAGGACATACCAGAGATGCTGCTTGTCGAATAAATAGGCCACACGCCCAGCGGAAAACTCGTTGCCGGGGTTGCGCATGGCAGCGGTATAGGCGCGCTCCAGCGCATCCCAGTAGACCGGCGCCCACGGGTTCGCGCGGCGCCAGCCATCGACCATCTTGCGGCTGTCGCTCTCCGGCAGGATGACGTTGTAGATGCGGCCCATCGCCGCGAAGGCGCCGATCCCGCCAGCGAAGCCGCAGGCCAGTTCCTGCACCTTACCGATCTGGCGCTGATCCTTGTCAACGTCCTCGTAAGCGACGCGGAAGGTCGCAGCGGCGTTGTGCTTATAGACATCCTCGCCGCGCTCGAAGATGCCCAGCTTGGCCGCGCCGCTGTTGGTGTTCGACGCCCACGGCGTGACGCGCGCCTCAATGGCAGCCCAGTCGGCCACGACCAGATGCTTGCCCTTGTCGGCCATCAGCGCCGGGCGCAGCATCCCCTTGAGGACGTCGGTCACGCGCTTGCCGTGCTTGGGGACGATCTGGTGACCGCGCACCATCGCGGTGCGGACTAGTGCCGGGTCTGCGGCGCACTTTCGGGGGAAGTTATGAACCTGAAGCCCATATGATGAAGCACGGCCAGTAGCGCTTCCTCCTGCAAATACGAACGCGCCTCTAACGCGACTATCCTCCTCGTCAGCAAGCGCTGCGGCACGACTAAACTTCGCAACGGACGAGGCCCAGAGATCATCCGCGCACTGGATAACTTCCGCCACTTCAGCCGGGACTTCATCGGCATTCCCTTCCGCCAGCGCCAGCAGATTGGCGCGCACGTTCTTGTCGATGGATAGCTTGGCCTCGCCGTCCTTGTAAACGGTCGCCAGCTTCAACGCTTCCGGGCCGACCCTTTCCAAGACCCATTCGCGCATTTTCGGGCTGCGGACCGACGTGACCACGCCTTCAGTAACCTCGCGGACGATCTCTTGTATCTCGACAGCCTCCGCTTCTGCGTAACGCACAGCCGCCAAAGCCAGAGGTTTATCAAGCAGGACACCACGGTCGTTGATACGCTCATTAACGTGATAGTCGCGCAGTTCATCGGCCGACAACTCCCGCTGCGCCTGACTGATCGCCCGCATAGCACGGACGTCCTGTTCGCAGTAGCGGATCATTTCGCCCATCAGGTCGGCATCCTCGCGGAATGTGCCGTCCGCCTGCGGGATCGACAGCAGCCGGATTAGCTGTGCGCCGCGATGATCCTTCTTCATCGACGCGCCGGAGAACCGGCCGACGTCCTCAAGACTGCCCGGCGCGCAGTTGGCGCGGGCTTGTGCTGCGGTGCAATAGAACTGCTCAAGGTCGAAATTGACTTGCAGAACATACCAAAAGATCAGGCGCTCGAACGCCGCGTTGTGCGCCCGCACCTGACCTTTGTGATTAGCGACGGCTTGCGGGAAAGGCTCACCGGGGAGCCACGTCCGCACCTCTTCGTCGTCGAATGCGTAGGACATACACAGCACCTCGGTGCTTAGGTCCATCGCGTAGTTGTAGACGCCGCGTTCGGGCAGATTGCACCGGCTGCGCGTCTCGAAGTCACACCAAAGAATTGCCACAGGGTTGCCTCACTTCAACCGCTACTCACCGGGGCAGGCCGTGATCTAAGGCGGCCCGCCCCGGCTTTCACCTACCGATTAGGCGCGACGGCGACGACGGGGGGCGTCGCTGGCCGCAGCTTCATCGGTCTGCTCGTCATCATCGTGCGCGGCGTCGGCTTCGTCAGCAGCGCTGTTAGCGTCGAGCGAAGCCCAACCGGTGATGTCGAACACAGGGGTATAGATACGCCCATACGACTTGTGCTGGTAGTGTTCCTTCTTCAGGCGCACCAGCGGCACAGGCTTGTCAGGGTTGGTATCGACCTGTTCGGCGATAGCGATTGCCAGCGCCTGCACGGCCTTCTTACCGCCGACCGAAGTCACGGTGTAGCGGGCCTGCATCCCTTCGTCTTCGCCGTTGGTGCAAGCCAGCGTCATGCCGACCTGCATCTCCCAGCCGCGCTTCGAGCCGTCCGGAGCCGGACCGGTTTCAGGCAGCGGGTCCGACACCGGCGCCATCTTCTCGGCGAGGACAACGCCCTCACCCCAAGCGATGTAGCCATGCACGAAGCTGAACGGATTGACCGCCCAGATGCTGTCGTCTTCGACTTCAGTCTGGTCGGCACCGAAAACCCAATGGCCGGTCTTGTCCATCTTGAGGATGACCATCCCGCCGGGGGCGACGTCGGCTTCCATCGAACGCAGGGCCGACGAGAGCGACTTGACTGACGGCAGATTGGCGCCGGCAAACTTAACGAGTTCTGTCATTGTAGTGTTCCTTGTTACTGGACGTTACTGGACTTTGGACAGCGCCTTGCGCAGCGTCTGTCCGATTGACACTACGCTGGGCCGGGGATCGCTCTCCGGGGCCAGAGTAGAGCCGCTTGACACGGCGACCACAAGATCGTCGGGCAAGTTCTGCTTCGCCTTCTTCAGCAGCTTCTCGGCCGCTGCGGGCGTAATAAGTTTTTCTTCGTAAGGCTCGACGCCGGTCTGCATCAGGAACGCCGCAGCCTTGTCGGCGTCCGTCCACTGGCGCGTCGCGCGCTTGTTGACCAGCTTCCAACCCGGAACACTGGCACCCTCTTCAATCAGGCCATGCGCCAACTGCTGCAAGTCCTTGATGAAACTTTCCACCATCGGAATTTGGTCGAGGTAATGCGCGATCTGTTCGACTGGCAGCGCCTCAATCTTGGCCTTGGTGATCCGGTCGATAGCCCCCGTCATCAGCGGGCAGACCGGCTTGGCGGCGCACCAGCGGCAATGCTCACCAGCCGCCAGCGGCGCGTCTGGCTTGAGCGCCACCTTGACGGCGCGGGCCAGTTCGTCCTCGAACGCCTTGATCCGATCCACGGTGGTCATCCAGCGCTTCACGCTGGGCGGCTGGACGATGACCAGTTCGACGTCGGTTACGCCTTCAAAGACCCATGACGTTGCCGGCGTGCGCATAGCAGCCGCAGCGTAGAAGAGTAGCTGGGCGTTCTCTTCGACTTCGACCGCGACGCCATCGCCAAACTTCCAATCCAGCACGACAGCCCGACCATCAAGGCGACCGATAAGGTCCACGCTGCCGAACACGTCAGGCAGAAAATCGCCAAAGCCGACCACGCTTTCGACCGCATATTCCATCTCCTTGTCGGGATCGACCGCGTCGAGCGCGGCCAGCGCGGGCAGCAGCTTGCTGTCGATCAGGTCGAAGGTCAGTTCGATGTCTTCATGCTTGCGCCCGACGTAGTCGAGCGGCTTGCCCTTACCATCCAGAACGTCCGCAATGGTGTCGTGCAGCAACGTCCCGGTGTCGGCGTAGCTGCTGCTGGGCTTAGGCGGCATCTTGTCCACCAGCGCCACGCTGCCGGGGCAGGCGATGACGCGCTTGGCGGTAGAACCGCCGACGATACGACTATGTTGTGCCATTACTGTACCTCACTTTACTGTTTGGAAGGCCAGCATACACGACAAAAAATGTGTTGCAAGACAAAAAATGTTTCACTATCCACAGGCCATGACTGAGAAAGAGATAGAGGCGCATTTCGTGCGGCGCGTTAAAGCGCTGGGCGGCTACGCGTACAAGTTCCGCAGCATAGACCATCGCGGCGTTGCCGACCGCATCGCCTGTATGCCGAACGGCGAGGCGTGGTTTGTGGAACTGAAGAAGCCGGGCGGACGCCTGTCGCCGCTGCAAGAGATATTCGCCGAAGAGATGGAACACACCAAGCAGCACTACGCCTGCCTCTGGTCCAAGGACGACGTGGACGAATGGTGCAAACGCTTCGCCTAAGAGCCTATCAGGACGACGCGGCCGACTTCCTGTTCGAGCGCGACCGGGCGATGATCCTCGCGCCGGTCGGCGCGGGCAAGACCGCGATCACGCTGACGGCGATGGCCGACATGGTCGATCAGGGTCACGTCAGCCGCTGGCTGGTGGTAGCGCCCAAGCGCGTCTGCACCGACGTCTGGCCGGTCGAGGCACCGAAGTGGGCACCGACGCTGCGGCTGGCGCTGGCGGTCGGCACACCGGCGCAGCGCGAGGCAGCGCTGGCGGACCCGGACGCGGACGCTGTCGTCATCAACTACGACAACCTCGACAAACTAGAGACGCTGGACGGCTTCGACGGCATCGTGTTCGACGAACTGACGCGGCTCAAGAACCCCAGCGGCAAGCGCTTCAAAGCGCTGGAGAAGCTGTTGGCGCCGGTCAAGGTGCGCTGGGGGCTGACGGGATCGTTCACGTCGAACGGCCTTGAGGACGTGTTCGGCCAGTGCAAGATCATCGACCAAGGGCTGCTGGGCCGCGCCAAGGGCGCCTTCTTGCAGCAGTACTTCATCTGCATCAACCGCGACTTCGGCCAGTGGACGCCGGCGGCTGGGGCGCTGGAACAAGTCATGCAGCGCATCAAGCCGGCCACCTACGTGCTGGAGCCGGGCGAGTACAAGGACAAGCTGCCGCCGTGCCATGTCGTCGAGATACGCACGACGCTGGACGACCGCGGCCCCTACGAGAAGATGAAGCGCGATTACGTCGCCCGGTTCGGCGACGAGCGCGTCATCGCGCAGAACGCCGCGTCGGTCACGACCAAGCTACAACAGATGGCGTCGGGCTTCGTTTACAACCGCGAAGGCGCGCTGCCGTCGATCTGGTACAGCAACCACAAGTTCGAGCGGCTGGCCGAACTGCTGGACGAAAACCAGCGCGCCAACACCATCGTGGTCTACAGCTATCAGGAAGAACTGGCCGAACTGAAGCGGCGCTTTCCACACGCTCAGACGATTGACGACGAGAATGTCATCGAACGCTGGAACCGCGGCGAGGTCGAACTGCTGTTGGTCCATCCGAAGTCGGCTGGGCACGGCCTCAACCTTCAGCACGGCGGCTGCCACATGGTGTTCCTGTCGCTGCCGTGGTCCTTGGAACTTTACGAACAGACGGTCGGGCGGCTGCACCGCAGCGGGCAGAAGCACGACGTGTGGGTCTACGTCATGCTGGCGGACAAAACTATCGACGAACGCATCTGGGCGGCGCTGCACAACAAGCGCGCCGTGTCAGAGACGGCGCTAGAGGAACTGAAGAATGCTGACTAAATCGTTTTCGTATCAAGTGCGGCACGTCCGCAAAGGTGAGGCACGGCTGGTCGCCTATTACGACGCCGCCGCCGATCTGCGTCCAGCCGCTATTGTTCTCCCGGCTGTGCTGGAGGAAGGCGCGGTAATCGACGTGCAGTTTATCACTAACCCGGCCGACCACGCCGAGATAATGGATGATGATAATGACTAAGGTATCGTGGCAGGTGTTGGCGGTGAAGCTGCCGACCTACACCGAAGAGGAAGTCGCGCAGATGCTCGACGACGAGATCACCATGCACAAGCGCACGGCCATCGCCCGGCGGCTGCACCAGCGCCTGTGCAAGCTGCGCACCATGCGCGAACGACGTGAACTAGCAGCGAGGCTAAAGAAGTGAAAAAGGACATGATCAACCCCGACCACTACAAGGTCGGCGGGATCGAAACGATTGAGTATCTTCAGGCCAAGCTGTCGAAGGAAGAGTTCGCCGGTTATTGCCGGGGGAACGCCTTAAAATATTTGAGCCGCGCCGGCCATAAGGACGACGCGGCTCAAGAATACCGCAAAGCGATCTGGTATATCGAACGGCTGATTAGCGCCCGATAGCCGAGCGCACGCCGTACAGACCGAAGGCGCCGAGCAGCGTCAGGACGTAGTCGGGGACAACGTACCCCAGCGCCTGCGCGCCGGCGACGCCAGCAGCGATAGCGGCGGCGAGATAGGTCTTCTTGCCAGCGAGTTTGTTAAGCATGGTCAATCTCCTGTTTCGGCCAGCCAAGCATCTACGTCGAAGCTAGGGCAAGCCTTCTTAACGCCCGGCCAATCGCGGTGACCGCGGATCATGATGCCGGGGTATCGTTCCTTGTACGTCCGAATGAGCGTGAGGAGCGATTTCTTCTGCGCGGGCGTGCGCGTGTCCTTGGGGTTCAGCTTCTTATCGACGCCGCCTATGTAGCAGATGCCGATATTGCCGGTGTTGGCGCCGCCGACGTGTGCGCCCTTCTGGTCGTCGCGCAGCGTGCGGACCATGTTGCCGTCCAGTTCGACGACCCAATGGTAGCTGATCTGGCCGAACTTGGCCTTATCCCATTCGTTGATCTGCGCGGCGCTGACGTGACGGCCTTCCGGCGTCGCAGCGCAGTGAACGGTTAGGAACTTTACGGGGCCGAGCGCAGGCATATTAAGACCCCATCTTGGTCAGGATACTAAGCAGCAGCAGGATGATCGCGCCGGCCACCGAGATGCCGATAGTCTCCAGCCGCTTCAGGCGGGCGCAGATGCTATCGTAACGCAGTTCACAGACTTGCTCATGCGTGTTCAGACGGGCTTCGGTCTGGTCAATGGTAGTCACGTCAGCGCCTTTGGCCTTTAATTCGGGTAGGGTTAGATGGCGGCAAATAGACGGGGATCGGTGTGCCGTCATCAAGGGCAACTACCGTTGTTAGCGGGTTGCCTGCTTCGTCAAATGCCGGGAACCCAGTTTCCGGGTCAATTTCGACGGGCTTTGCGTAAGCATTTCGCGTCGCCGCTTGTGCAAAAGCATTCCGCGCTTCGGCTGGAACTTGACTGAGCGCCCCAGACATCCGCAGATTGGTGGGGTACATATTGATGATGTCGTTCATGTTCTGACCCGACACAAACGCGTTTGCCAGTTCCTGCCGGACGCGGGGGCGCATGAACTCTGACAAGGCCATTTCGGACGCGTCTGCGCCGATGCGCGCGGTGGGCACCGCAGCCAAACCGGCGCGGGTAACTGCGCGGGCTAGGAACGGGCGCTCCCGGTTCATCAGTTCGCCAGCCGCCGTTGCGCCTTCGCGGCCCAACTCAGTCATACGGTTGAGCGTCTGAAGTTCATCGGCCGACTTCTTGAGCGCCAAGTATGTGGCCGGGTCTTGCTCAAAAGCCTTGACGATGTCGTAGTTGCCGGTCCCGCGACCCATCACAGTTTCGACCGTCTTGGGGCGTTCGCCGCGCATCAGCTTGATAAACTCAGGGGCGTTTTCGTCGGCAAGCTGCGCGGCCGTAGAAGCCAACTCTTGACGGTTAACGGCTTCCATGCCCTGCTGGTGCATTCGCAGGTAATCGCGGAACTCTTTACCAAGCACGCGATCCACGTCTGTTTTGAACTGCATGACCAAACCGGCCGCGCGCTTCTTTGACCCAGACGAAGGCTGCGTTCCCGATACATACCTTTCGACAATGTCGCTGGCTTCCTTGCGCAGCGTGTACAGGTCGTAAGGGTTAAGCATCCCGTTTTCGTCAGCCGCGCTGTCGATAGTGTTCGCCAGTTTAATCAGCGCACGTTTAGCATTGCTGGTGCGAACGCCGGGGGCGTTGGCTTGCTGGCGTAGCAAATTAGACAGCGGGGCGGCGCGGAGCGGTTTGCGTCCCTGCGCCGCCAATTCCGCCACCATATCTTCGGTGTCGCGCGCGGCGGCGCGCAGGTCAATCGCGCGTTGCGCCGCGTTTTCGCCGCGCTGCTCCAATTTTACCAATTCTGCGCGAGGACGAAACGCTTGCTGGTTTATTTCGGCGGCGTTGAACGCGTCGCCCAAGTCATCCATCTGGCCTAGGAAATCTTCCCGATTAATCGCACCCAACGTAAACCGACGTGCCTGCCCTGACGCTTGATTTGCGCGGCGGTTTAGTTCGGCCACCAAGTCATTAGCATTAGTAAAGATTTGATTGGTCTGCTCGATATTCTGAAGCGCGGTTTCGCGCATCGGCCCCGAAATGTCGTTAACACCCCGCGCGGCCTCTTCAACGCCGGCGCGGCGTTCGGTGGCGTTAAGACCACCCGAAACCTGCGCCAGCCGAGCCTGCCGTTCTGCGGCTTGGCGCGACAGAACGCCCTGAACAGCGTCGGGCGCCGAGCGCTCTACGTCGGCGCCGAGGCCCATGAAGACGCGCGGTTCAATCCCGGCTTCAATCAGAACCTGACGCGCCAGACGCTGATCGTCCGGCGACAGTTGCGCGAATGCCATGCGGGCGGCTTCTTCGTTTTCGCCGAGCGCATCGCGGATAAGTTGCGCGGCGCGCTGCTTAGGCATCGACCGCAGGTCGATAACTTTGCCGACCAGCTTGCTCAACAGCGACCCGACCACAGGCAGACCGGCGCCAAATGCCGCGCCTTCTATCGCGTCCTGACCGGACAAACCGGCCGTAGCACCGCCGGCGATCCCGCCGCCGGCGACGCGTGCCGCCATGTCAAGCGCGCGCTGCCCTGTGGTCATCCGGGCGACTTCCTGCGCGGTGCGGCCCGAACCAATACCGCCGCTGGCCGTAGTCTCCGCAAGCCGCGCCAATGCGTTGCCGACAACAGGTGCCTTTTGGGCCAGCGGAATAGCCAACCGAGCCGTCCGGCTGACCGCAGCGCCGGGGGCAACAGTTTTCCCGGCTTCCCGGTAAACCGACATCGGTTGCGATGAAAATATCCGCGACAAACCTTCAAAAGTGTTGGCGCGGCTTTGCTTTGCCTTGTTCTTGATGTCTTCGCCGTAAATCAGACCGACCAGCGGGTCCGTAAAGAACGCGCCCATTTCAAAGGCGCCCTGCGGGATGCCGATAAGGGCTTCATTGAACGCATTAAGCGTAAAGTCGAGCGGCGCGATGCCGGTGCCTTTTTGACGGGGGCGCGGCGTCGCGAGTTCCGTCACGCCGAAACGCTTACGGATTTCCGCCCGCGTTTCAGGGTTAGCGTTGCGGTACTCAGGGAGCCTAGCAACGCGCTTATCGAAGATAGCCTGCTTTGTCGCCGCGTTGGCGTTGACGTAATTCGGGTCTTTCAGGATGTCCAGCGCGCCCGGCATTTTACATTCCCTTTAGCAGCGGGTTATTCTTGTCAACGCCGCCCCGGATCGGCGTGCGGCGGTTGCCGCCCTGCGCGGGCGAAGGCGCTTTTAGCTGAAACCGCCCCGGATAGCGCGCAAATTCTTCGACGTACTGATTTTCGTAAGCGTCGCGAGTTACTTCGGCTGCGCGGCGGGCCTGCGCTTCGATGATGTCAAGCTGATCGTCAAGGTCTTTGGCGCCCATACCTTCAAGGTCAAGGTTGGCGATCATATCGCTGACGATCTTCCATTCCTGAACCGCCATCTGACCGATAGCGCCGGTAAGCGACGCCGCCGCCTTACCCATTTCAGTAACCTTGCCTTTAAGGTTCTTAACCTTTGTGTCGGCGGTTTTGGTGCTGGCGTAGACGGTCGGCAGATAGCCGCTGTAACCCGTGATCGCTTCCTTCTGATCGGGCGAAAGTTTACGGACGTTGTTGACGGCCGCGATAATACCGGATGTCGGGTCTAGCATCATGTTGAGCGTCGATTGCGCCGACTTATAGTCCTTGGCGATGTTGTCGCGCAGTTTGGCTTCCTGCGCCGGCGTCAACGGCTTAGGCCCGGCGTTCCGCGCTGCGTCCACCCTAGCCCTTTCCTTAGCCAGTTCTTCTTTATAAATCTGTTCCGGCGACTTGCTGGGCGATGACGGCGACACCATCGGCGACTTACCCTTGAACTGACGCCCGGTGTCTTCGTACCGCACCATGCCCTGCGTGCGCTGCAAAGTCGGCATACCCTCGTCAGGACGATAGACCGCGTTGCGCATACCGCCGGCTTGCTCTTCGTCCGGCATGATCTTAATGTTGCTGCTGCGCAGAATTTGCGCAAGCTGCTGCTCCTTGTCGGGGCCAGCCGCAGCGCGCAGCGCCTGAAGGTTCGACTGCGACACAACGCCGGTCTGCATCATTTGCTGCACGATGCCGCCAAGGTCCGGCTGCGCCGCGCCGCCGTCAAACGATGCTGGCTTCATCGACGCGTTGCCGGCACGAATTTCATCGGCACGCGTCTGCATCTGGCGGAACTCGTCGTCGGTCAGGCCGTCAAAGATCGGGTCCGTGGCGAGGGCGCCGCGCGCCGCCGCGCGGGCAGCGGCCTCAAGCCGGTCCGGCGTGGCTGGCCCAGCGGGTGCCATCTGCGGACGAAGATCAGCCGGCGTAGTGTTGGCCCCACGGGTCGGCTTCAGGCCGCCAGCGGGAGCATTTCCGCCGGCAGCCGGGGGCGGCGTGCCGGTCTTAGGCTGAAGCACGTTAAGCGGCACAACACCCTGCTGCCCGCGTTCGGCCGAAAAGCCGCCACTAGTGGCGACGCCGTAGTTGCCATCAGCGTCTTGAATGACCTGCGTTTCCAGCGGGCCGTAGGTCGCTTTGAAGTTGTCGGCGATGCTGCCGACCATCTGGAGCAGCATGTTGCGGTCGAACTGTTCGGGCGGCAGGTTGGTACGGAACGCTTGCGCGATTTCCGGCGCGTCCTTGTCCAACCGCGTCAGCAGCATATTGTAGCCGTTGGCATTCATGACCTGCCCGGCCAGCTTGGTGTAAAAGTCGATCTGCTTACCCGCCAACTCAATTTCAGCAGCGCTAGCGTCACGTTTTTCTTTAGCTGCCGCGCGGCCTTCCTGCGCGGCAGCGATTTCCGCGCTCTTAGCCGCCGTCGCGGCCTGACGTTCGGCGACGTCCTGCTGACGCATCATATTGATCATCTGCGCGTTGCGCGCGATGGAGCCGCCCAGAATGTCGGTCTGCGGTGCGCGGGCCTGAAGGGCGATCATGTTATTAGCCATTAGATTTAGCCTCGCGAATAGCCATACGACGGCAGCGGCACTGGCGTGTACGCCGATGCGCCCGCAGGATTGTTAGCCAAGGAATTAAAATAGTTCGACTGCGCCTGATACAGCGGATAGTTGACCGCAGCCTGACCAATGCTGTTGAGCGCGCCGGCCATCGCGTTAGCCGATCCGACGTAACCCGATGCGCGGGCCTGCGCCGCGTTGGTCAGGCCGCCGGCCTGCGCGTTGCCGACGTTGTATGCCGCGTTAGACGTGGCGTTCGCCAAATTCGCGGCTGCCTGCTGACGAGCCTGCGCGACGTTATACTGGTTCTGCGCGGTGTTCGCGCCCTGCTGAAGCGCAAGGTTGGCTTGCGTGCCGTACAGGTTCTGGATGTTGCCGACGTTGGCCTGACCCAGATTGTACTGGTTCTGCGCCGTGGCCTGACCCAGACCCAGCGCGTTCTGCGACTGCGCCGACCCAAGCCCAAGCGCGTTCTGCGCCTGCGCCGACCCAAGCCCAAGCGCGTTCTGCGCGCGGTACTGGCCCAAGTTAAGGGCGTTGTTCGCTTGGCTTTGGCTAAGACCCAGCGCGTTCTGCGCTATGTTCTGTCCGTACTGCCCCGCAGCGCCGGTCATGACGTTAGCGGCCGACTGACCAGCGCCCATCAGCGGCTGAAGCTGGCCCAACTGCGCGGCGCGTTCGGTCTGATAGCGGTTGAACGCGTTCTGATATTCTTGGCTGGCGAGGCCCTGACTAAAGCGCTGGACACCCTTCAGCATGTTGCCCGACAGCAGACCGCCGCGCGCGGCTGCGCTGCGTTCGAGCGCGCGCTGACCTTCTTCTTGCCGGAAGGCATAGCCGGGGTCTTGCTCGAAATTCGCCATGTTAAAGTTGCCGCCGAAGCGGCCGTAATTGGCAGCGGCTGTGTCGCCGCCAATTCCGAGAAGCTGCATCATCTGCTGCTGGGCAGTCAAACCCGCTTCGCGGTACGGGTTCTGAAGACCAAGCTGCTGAAGGTAGGCGTCGGTCTGCGCCTGATTGGCACCAGCGAAACCGCGCCCCAGCGCTTCGTTCGCAGTGTTGTACGCACCGGTCAGTGCAGTGTCAGCACCGCCATAGGCACGGCCAAGGGCCGTGTCGGCAGTACCGTAAGCGTTGCGCAGCGCAGCGCCCGACTGATCGAATGCAGTCTGGTAGGCGTTCTGCGCGCCAGCGTAGGTTTCCCCAAACTGCGCCCGCTGCTCGTCAAACGATGCCTTGGCAAAGTCCTGTGCGGCCTGCGTGGCGCGATCCTGCGCCTGCTGTGCAGCGGCAGCGGCTTCGCGCGCGGCAGCTACGGCCTCTTCAGTGCCCGTCTTCTGCGCGTCAATAGCTAGTTTAGCCGCGCGCTCCTGTGCGGCGGCGGCTTCTTTCGCGGCGGTTTCCTGCGCGGTAGCAGCCTTTTTGGCGGCGCTAGACGCGATAAGTCCACTGCCTACCGATGCGACGGCGCCTACGCCGGCTGCAATAATGGCGGGGGGCATCGTTAAACCTCCATCGTGTAAATATCGTAGGCTGCGCCTAGCGTGTGTATCATTTCGCCGGTGGGCTGCATACCCCCTTGACGTGCAAAGTAAGAGACAAATCGAGCGGCGGGCGCAATGCGCGCCCAGAGCATCTTAGCACCGTTCTCTTTGGCAAAATCAATCGTCGCCTGCCGGGCTTGTTTGGCCCATTTGCCACGGCCTTCCGGCAAGACGAAAACGTGTACTTCGTAGACGTGCGGAGCGCTCCAAGCGAGAGTAAACCCGCCGTGGCGCCCCATCAAAAACCAGTTCTTTTCGTCCGCGACGGCGTCGGTGAAGTCCAGTTCACCTAGCGACGCCGGCCCCAAAAAGGGCCGCACGTTAGGATGGTTGGCCGCGAGGTTAACCAGTTCAGGATCGAAGCAGCGCTCCAGCATCAGGTTATCTCGCGCCCCGACGCGCGCAGATTGACTGCGGCGGCTGCCGAGGCCAGCGTCGAGATGAACCCGCCAGAGTTGAGAATGTGCCCGACGATCTCCGGAAAGGTGTACGTCTCGCCCGGCTGGAGCGTGCGCGCCTTGACGATCAGGTTGCTGTTGCCCGTGTCCTCGCCAGCGACGGCAAGGTTAACGCTGACGTTGACCATACCGCTGCTGAAGTTGGTCGCCGTGAACTTGTCGATGATCGTCGTGGCATTCGTCGCCACGTACTGCGTCGTCTGGGCGTTCTCTAGGTTCTTAGCCGGGATGATGTTCTTGGCGATAATAGGCATGGGCCGTTCCTATCAGGTGACGTTGCCGCTGACGTAGAACGTCTCGCTGCCGATGCACTGCACCATAGCGACACCGTAGACGGCAATCGTGCGGCTGCCTGTGGTCGAAGAGCCAGCCAGCCGCAGCGTGGTGCCAGCGCCTTGCGTCAGCGTGATCGTGCTGCCGCTGTTGTTGATCACGGTAAACCAATCGCCAGCCGTGAAGACGCCCGAAGGGATCGTGGTCGTCGCGGTGACGAGCAGGTGCTTGCCAACGTCCGCCGCGGCTGCCGTGGTGTTGGTGCTTTGCGGGCGGGTGCGGAAGCCGATTGTGAAGGCCCCGCCGTTGCTGTCCTTGACCGTGGACGAGGTGTCTATCGCGGTCAGGGTCTTGTTGGTCAGGGTCTGGGTCGCGGTCAGGTAGACGCCGTTAGTGACGGTGCCAGCGTTACCCGACACGTCGCCGATAAGGTTAAACGTAGCGGTCACGCCGGTGATCGTACCGCCGGTGATGCTGACGTTGTTGAAGTTCTGCGAGGCCAGCGTGCCGTAGGTCGCGATGTTATCGACCGTCCACTGAAGCACGTCGTTGGCGTCCTTCAGGACAATCTTGTAGCTGGCGGCGGTCGTAAACCACAGATTGCATTCGCCGCGGCTGTCGAGAATGACCGGGTTGGTGTTGGGCGTGTTGGCCGTAGCATCGGTGAACGTCGCCAGCGGCGTGGTTGTGCCAGCGGCGTAGGTGTAGACCTTACCACCAACCAGAGGCGTGCCGTCAGCAGCGAAGAACTGCGCTTTCGGTTCAGGTGCAAGAACGGCCATATGCTAACCTCAGTTGATGTTGTTCGTTACCGTCAAAATGACGGATGGAATTGCTGGCACCGGCGACGATGCTGCCGCCGCTGTTATCTGAACCGACGTATTATCAGTAGACCAAACCAATTCAAAATAATCGCCGGCATCCATTGATACCACAAAATTCCACGCCGCGACAGCCGCCGCGTTGTTGCCGACCAGCGTCACGCTAGTGGCCGAATTTGCTGCATCTACGCCGTTAATCCGGTACCAGATGTAGACGTTTTTGGCGCTCGAACTGGTGCTGGTAAGCTGAAGCGAGAACTGGAAGTTGTAGATGCCGATCCGGTCTACGTAGACCCGCGACGTGGGACTGCCGATGTAGGCGCCGTTGGTTATGGTTGTCGAATTGATCGTGATCGGATAGGCTGTGTTGATGGCCGCTGCGGTTTGCGAACTGGTGTCGTAGAACACGCCGTAGCGATGGTTGGACATCTGCGGCGTATACGCCGGGGCCAAGTCCTGACCGAACGACGAACTAGCCGCCGAGTTGGCCTGACCGCCCCCGGCGATGTTGAACAGGTTGAAGAAGAACCGATACCATTCGCGGGTGATCATCCCTTCCTTCCCGATTGCAATCGGGACGCGGGACGCCGGAATGTTAGTCAGTTCAATATCAGGCATTGGTGCCGCTCAACATCAGTTCCGCGCCTGTCAGGTAGACGCGGACCGGATCGCTGCCTGACACTTCGTAGACACGGTCGCGCAGTTTGAGCGACATGCCGAGGCGGCGCCAAATGACGCGGGTGCCGGTCGCGCCGATGCGGCCCATAGAGGCCCAATGCTCGTTCGACCACGTATGACCGCCGTCGTCCGACCAGCGCAGCATGACCTGCGGGTTATCGCCGAGGCCCGTGCTGATGCCGGTGCCCGTCTCGCATTCAAGCTGGAGCGAGTGGTGCGCCGTGCGCTTGAGGTTGTTTTGGCCGGTCGGCAGCGCGCGCCACGACCGCAGCCACCGCTGCGCGACGCCGTTGTCCTCAAACACGTCAAGGTTAAACGTATAGATGTTGCCGTTGGCGTAATCGCCGACGACGATATTGCCTTGGAAATTGCACTGGCAGTTGCTGCGATGCCGCGAGAACTTGCCAGATACGCCGGCTGGGTTGACGAAAGTGTAGGCGTCGAAGAACGCGGTCGGCTCGAACGCGCTGACTTCGAACGCGCCTTCCGAGACGATCTTTTCCGAATAGGACGAACGCTGGTGCCATGCACCGGTCGCCACGTCGAACACCCAAGTCTCGTCGGCTGACGGGAACGAGATGACGTAGAATGCGTGGCCGTCCTGCTGATAGGTGTAGGCGACCGCGTCCGACATATCCAGATAGTTCTGGATGCGCCATTCGATAGCGTGGGTCGAGATGCGCTGCGCGGTGTAGCCGATGGCGCGGTAGATGATGCCCTGACCGCGCGCGTCGGCGCCCAGCCAGAACACGGTGTTGTCCAGCTTGGCGATGGAGTGCGGCGCGACGCAGCCGATTTCGTTAAACGCGCCTTGGATCGGCGCCAGCGGAAAGTCCTGACCGCCTGCGTTGTACCAGACTTCGGTGCTTTCCGTGCCGAACACCCAGCATTCACGGTGATCGACGATCAGGCCGACAACGCCGTCCGGGCTGCCTTCGGCGCTGGCGAAGTCCAGCGGGTCAATCTGGAAGCCGTCCAGAAGCTGCGTCACCCAGATGCGCTGGCTGTTCGGCTCGTTGAATACGAAATAGCCGTCTAGGTACCCGACCGTCACGGCGCCGGGGAAGTCGGGGTCCGTGATCTGGGTAAAGGTGTTGGTCGGCTCGTCGTAAATGTACGCGTCCGGATTGCAGGCAAAGAAGATTTGCGAACCGTTATCAGCAATCGACACCGGGCCAGTGCCGGTCACGTCGCCCAGCTTAATCGGCGTGCCGGTCAGACCTTCTAGCTTGTAGACTTCAAAGCCAGAGACGACGTAGAAGTCGCTGCCGTTGGTCTGGTGCGCCCACAACCCACGGATCGGGCCGGTGCCGACAGTCTGCTGCAACTGCAAGCCGGGCGCCCGGTTCAAGAACGCCGGCATCATACCGCCTTCCGGAACGACTTCCGGAAAGAGGTTCACCATCATATTAGCGGCGGCGTTGACGCTTCGGGCGACATACGCCGACCCAAGGATCGGCGACTGCATTAGTAATTCCCGGCGTAGATGTTGAACCGCTGACGGGTGGCGACAAGGCTATACGGCATCGCCATGATGTTGTTCGGGTTGTTGATCCGCTTCAGGTTGCGCTTCGAGGTCATGGCGATGCGCGACACTTGCGGGGTCGGCTCGACGCCAAACTCCGGTGCCAGTTCGCAAGCCAGATTGTAGCGGAATGCCCGCAGATAGCCCGGCGGGAAGTGCAGTTCAGTAGACAGCGTGGCGGGCTGCGTCAGTTCCTCGACGGAGATGAGGTGCCATTCCAAAGCGCGGGTCGGCTTCGGATAGACGTACATCTCAACGTCGGGGTACGTGTTGTTGACGAAGATCACCTGCGGGTAGGTCGAGGTCACGCTCTTGACCGCGATCCCGTCATACTGCTGCTGGTTGATGAACTTGATGCCGTAGCTGACGCCCGTGCCGGGGTCTTTGTAGTACGTGCTGTAGTCCAGCAGGACCGGCCGGTTGCCGACAAAGTCGCCCGTAGGCCCAAGCGTGCGCTTGATCTCGCCGGCCGGCCAAGTGAAAATCTGATCTTGGGTCGCGAAGACTGACAGCCGTTCTGTGTTCCAGCTATCAATCATCTGGTTCATCGCAGTCAGGCTGTCCTGCGAGATTTCGGCTGATGGCGTTTCGCCTTCGGCCAGTACGCCAAGAAGGCGCAGTGAGCCGTTAATGATGTCACCAGCCGTCGTCATCTTTAGTCTTCCTGCTTGGCGCGTGGGCGTCCACGGCGCTTTGAAGCCGCCATTTCGTTGACGTGTTCGGCTTCGCCGTCTTCGTCATCGTCCGCCGCAGGTGCAGGCGTATCCAAAGTATAGCGTTCCCAGCCGTAGCTTTCATCAAAAATCGCTTCGTCTTCCGAAATTGCGACCTTGGCGCCGTGGCGAGGATGAACGAGGTAAATTACAGCCATATATCACCTGTAAGTAGACGGCCCCGGCCGTGAAGCCGGGGCCAATCCATTAGCCGATGCGGTACAGGGTCCACGTCGTTGCACCGGTCTTGCGCGCGCGGAAAAGCTGCGCAGTACCGGCGGTGGCAACGACAGTAGCCAGACCAACGATGGTCCAGCCCGTGCCGGCGACCAGAGTGATCACGCCCGACGACGAACCGTCGACGTTGATCACCGACAGGTCGAACGTGCTGCCAATCTTGGCGCTCGACAGAGCGCTGGCTTCAAGGTCAGCAACAGCCGGCAGGGTGTACGAAGCAGCCGAGGTGCCGGGCGAACCCAGCAGGATGCCCGAAGTGACCTGCGTCGGGGTCAGGGTAGCGGTGACCGTAGCGGTCGCCGGAGCGGGAGCGTAGCCCATCAACGGTTCGTTGATGTTGCCGTCGCCGTACTGGTAGCCACCAGCGCCATTGGGAAGAGGCATAGTAAATCTCCTAACTAGAAGTGCCCCCGACCGAAGCCGGGGGCGGTATCAGATTAACCCCAGAGGCGGGTAGCCATCTGCGGACGGATCGTGCTGTAGCCGTACAGAACGTCGATACGGCAAGGCATACGGTCGTTGTTGATGTCGTACTGACGGACAACGCGGAGCGAGATGCCGTTGTGGACCTGACGCGAGGCCATATCCACGCCGTTCGGCATGAGAAGGTCGGCCGTTGCGAAGGTGATCGCGTCCTTGTGGTAGACGAGGTTCTGCGGATACTGCGTCGAGGCAGCGCCGACGAACACGACAGCCTTGCTGTTGCCCGGCAGGCTATCGACGGTAGCAAGCGCATGGCTGGCCGAGTAGATCGGGGCCACGGTGATGCTGCCAGCGCCCGAACCGTTCAGCGTTACGTCAGCCAGAGCGACGAACTGGAACAGCGAACCGGTGCTTTCGCGGGTCTGCGGGTTGACCATGTAGCAGTCAGCCACGGTGAACACGTCGCCAGCCTTAACGGTAGCGCTTGCGCCAGCACCGGTGATGGTGATGGTGGTCGCACCTTCCGAGGTGACAGCGGCCGAGGTGGTGCCGCCGGTTGCGGTACGCGAACCGGTGGTGAACTGCTTGATCGACTGCGACATGTTGATTTCTTCAAAACCAAGCACGCCGGTGCCCATCAAACCGTTCTTGAACTGACGGCTGATGGTGTCGGTCGGGTTGAACAGCCCCTTCAGACCTTCGACGAGGCCAGCGTTGGCAGCCGGGTTAACGGTTGCGTAGCGCGGCGACATCACGGCGGCGTTTTCGTTCAGCTTCTGCTGGGCAGCAAGCAGAACGGCCGAGGTGCCCGGCGTGGTGCCCGGAGTACCGACCGAGTTGCCGATGGTCTTGAACGCGTTGGCGACGTCAGCGTCGATGCTGGCGGCAAGCTGCGAGATACGCGGCTTGAGAACGCGCTCGGCGAAGTCGTCAAGCTGCATGGTCAGTTCGGCGGTGGTGAAGTTCACACCGATGTGCTTCTGCGACGAAACCGACAGCGTGGTGTACTGTTCGTTGTCGTCCTGCACCTGAAGGGCAGCACCATCGGTCACCAGAGCGCGGTCCGGCAGGCGGATGCGCAGGGTCGAGCCGATCTTGGCGCCTTCAACGGCGAAGCTGTCGTCGTACTGACGGTTGACGTTGCGGGTCAGAACAAGATTATTCTCAAGGATTTCGAGGGCCTTGCGAGTAATCATGTCGATAGTAAGAATGCTATTGGACATGGGTTAAATCCCTATTCAGCGGTTGCGTAGTGCCTCGTACTTCTTGATCTGCCGCTGCCGTTCCGCTTCGATCCATTCCGACGTAGACATGTTTTTCACGCTGCGCGGGTCCGTAGTATCAAATGCGGGCGTTCCAGAGGAACGGGCAGTAACAGGTGCAATCGGTGCCGGGGCGGTTGAAGTTCTTTTAACCGGCGGATTTGAGGACATTGCTGCCTCAATCTTTCCGATTTCTTTTGCCTGCAAGATCGGGCTTAAACGCGCGATGCGATCCGCTTCCCGTGGATTTGAACCCAGATAGTAAAGAACGTCTGGGCCAATGTCCGAGGCTTGGATGCTTTGCGCCATCACTTCCGTAACGGGAAGGTTCGGGTTGTAGGCGACTTGGTCGAAGTCGTCGTACTTATCCCGCGCCTGCTCTTCACGGTCGTGATAGGAGTTGAGCAATTCGGCTTGCTGTCGGGCGGCTTCCCGCCGTGCCAGCAGTTCTTCCGCCTTACGTTCGGCCAAAGCCTCTGCGTAATCTTCGTAAGAACTAAACTGCTCCGGATACAGGTCTGCCGGGGCTTCTGCGCCTTGGCGGGCCTGTGCTTCCGCAGCCTTTTGAGCCTGCTCACGTTCCCATTTACGCTGTTCTCTTGCGAGGCGCTTGCCGACGATGGCGTCAAGTTCTTCTTGTGTGAAGGTCTTGGACGCTTCCTGTTCAGCAGGCGTTTCCGGCGTCGTGTTTTCTTCAGGCTGGATTGCTGCCGTGGCTTCCAGTTCTGGCGCGGAGGCATCCGCTTCAATAGGGACTTCAGCGTCCATGTCTAACTCCTCAGAGTTCCCGGTGAACCTCGCCGGTACGGTTAACGGTCAAATTACAACAGATATTGTAGTTTGACAATATGGTGGGCTTACGCCGTCAAAGCTTGAAGCTGGGTGTTGGAAAGCCGTGAGTTGTAATAGGACAAGGTGCGAATATAAATGTTTGTTACAGACGCCGAGCCAAGACTGAGCGACGAAAGCGCTGGGACTGTTGCGGTTGTGTCGGTCACTACAGCAGCGCCATTTGCCGACCCCGCGTAGTCGTTAAGCTTATACGCCATAGCGTATTTAGATGCTGTCGTCGGAACTGACGCTGCAAGTTGCGCGTCCACTTGCGCTACGCCGCCGTCAACAGACTGCATACGAGCATCTGTCCCAAGCCTAACACGCATGGAAAAGCTAGAACTGGCGCCCAAAGCTTCGTAAGCAAAAGTAGCCGTAGCCGCCGGGGAAAGCTTTTGCACGCCGGAGATAAACGTGCCTTCGCTTGCGTTAAACCAACTTGAGAAGTTCGTTCCCGTCATCGACGCGGCGTCGGCCGAGCGCGTGACGCTCGAAGCCACGGTCGGGATGTAGCTGGTCGCAAAGGCACCGGCTTCCATCTGCGCACCCCAAATGAACACCCCTGAAGTGCCGTCGCCGGTATAGGAGTTTGGCACGGTAGCAGACGTGCTAAGAAGGATTTGCGGGAAAAGCGAAGTGGCAACCGTAAAGTTGCGCGAAACAGAGCAGCGATACCAGCCATTGCCAGCGGGCGTAATGGCCGCAGTATAGGTGGTGTTCGTTCCCGTTACGGTGCCGGTCTGAAGGTCAAAGACGGTGCCATTGGCGTAGTCGCCCATGTCCATGCTGATGTACCGGCGTTCGCCAACTTTTGCATAGACGCTAAACGTGTAGTTGCCGGTAACGCTGCCGGTCGGAGAGGCAGTCGTGTAAAACGCATGGAAAGCAGCACCGGCGCTTTCGACCAACTTGTCAGCGGTTGTGACGCCGCTAGGTGCTGTCGTCGCATTGGCAGTGATGGTCGTGCTAAAGCCGGTCCACGCAGCGTTGTCGAACTGTTCGCTGTAGAGCGCCAAATTGCTCCGCTGCTCTTCGATCAGGAGGCCCTTAGCCGCCAGCGTGACCGGATCGTAGTCAAAGCGGGGGCCGTAGTAAGGCGATGCCACAACGGCGTTATAAGTGCTGGGTGCAGTCTGGTAAGTGGCCGCTTCGTTTTGCGCGCCCCACACATAAATGCCTGAAGTGCCGTCGCCGGTATAGGTCTTGAGGCTATTGGTCGGCGCGTCGCTAAGATATATCGCGGGCACCCCGATCAGCGATGTAGACACGGTGGCTGTAAGCGCAATTGAGCAGCGATACCAGCCGTTGCCGACAGACGTGATCGTGCCCGCAGATGCGCTGCCCGTGCCGCTACCAACGATGGTGCCAGTCTGCAAGTCGAAGCAAACGCCGTTGCCCGACACAAACGCACCATAAGCAAGCGCAAGGAACAGATAACGGCGTTCGGCCGCCTTGGCATAGACCGACCCAATATACTTAACGCCCGCCGCCACTGTCGAAGTGGGGGCGTCTAGGCCATGAGTGGCCGTAGACGCATTCTCAACCAGCTTGTCGGCGGTCAATGTGCCGTCAGGTGCCGTAGTTACGTTTGGTGTCGCGCTGGCGGCATTCAAGCCCCACGCTACGTTGTTAAACTGCTCTGAGTACGTAATCAGATTGTTTGGAGCGTAGGTCAGTTTGCCAGTGCTGTCTGTCAGTGTAGCGTTGCTGCCACGACTAAAAGTGATTGACGCCGGCAATGCGCTCATCGTCAGGAAGTCTAACGATAGCGACGGGAGAGCAACCCCGCCGCGAGTGGACAGGGTTGTAGATGCCCGCAACCCAAGGCCCAAACCATTACGGACGGGGATGCCAAAGCTCATCGGATGTTGATCGGCTTTGCGTAGAGAGTGCCGCCAGCGCTGATCTGGATGGCGCTGACGCGCCACGGCGCGCCGGTAGCGCCGCCGTTGCCCGGCTGCGGGACGTAGATCGGCACGGGGGTGTTGGCAGGCAGCGGCGTGTCGGCCGAAGTGGCAGTAGCGCTTTCGCCAACGCGAACGTAAGCGTCAGTGGTACACCACACCAGCACGCCCTGCGGGCCGGCGTTCCAACCGGTCACCGAACCGGCAGTGCCGGTGTAAGCTGCGCTCTGCGTAGCGAACCCGGCGTCATTCAGAGGGCGGAGCAGTTCCATAGTCTAGTCCTTACGCAAGAAAGCGAAGCTTGTAGAGCGTCGAGAGATACTGCCCGACAATCTCATCAATGATGTTATGCAGTGGCGTACAATCCTTATCGACGATACTATACCGCACTTTTTCGATCTCGTCAGCCTGATCTTGCAGAAACTCGACGATGTTGCTCGTCTTCTTGGCTGACATGAGCGCAATCGGGCCGATAAGGCCGTATTTGCCCTGATAGGCTTCGGCGAACTTGTCCGCCAAACCCACGATATTGTCGTAAAATTCGTTCAAGGCAACGTGCTTGGCATAGCTACGCGTGTTGAGATGCACCGAGTGCGCGACGTCGCGCGCCAGAAACAGCATCCCTACAAATTCAGCGGCTTTCATGCCTCAGTTCCTTGTGTGTACGACGGCGGGGTGGGCCATACGATGTTGAATGGATCGGGCTGCGAGGTGACGTCACGCAGTTGCTGGCGATACGTCCGCCACGCCTGCACTTCTTCGGGCGTCAGCGGCACGTCCGGAAGCTGGGTCCAATCGCACGCAGCCAGCTTGGCGTCGCGTTCAGCGCGAACAATAGCCCACTGAGCGTCGTAATTGGGCGGCGGAGGCACGAACTGGCCGTTTTCGTACAGGTCGCCGATGGCAGCCGTATCGCTGGCGATCCAGTTGTCAGCCAGCGGTTCGTCGCTAACCGCGACGTTCACCACTGTGCCATTTTCAACAATTGCGTAACGCATCGGTTCAACCTTTACCAAGTGTAGACGCGGACGAAGCCGTTGCCACCGTTGCCGCCCTTACCGGAGTTGGCACCGTTAGTGGACGCACCACCACCGCCGCCGCCAGCCCCCGCGCCGCCATCACCGCCAGCGCCGCCAGCAACCGTACCGGCGGTATCGCCCGAAAATCCGCCGCCCCCACCGCAACGGAATGCACCTGCTGTACCGGCCGCGCCGGTTGTCGTACCCGCCGCGCCGCCGGCAACGCCAAACACAGTGCTGCCTCCAGCTTCAGCGCCAGCTTGGACGTTCCCTGCTGTAAGTGCGCTAGCGCCACCACCACCGGCGCCGCCATACAGCGAAGACCCGCCGGGGCTTCGGTAGCTGAAGCCACCTGAAAACTGGCCTTTACCGCCGCTGCCGCCGCCGAAATTCGAAGCATAACCGCCAGCCGGAAATCCGCCGGAGTCCCCAGCGCCACCAAACTGACCGTACCCGTTTAGGAATGGTTGTCCCGCAGTAGTTCCGTTTGCAGAACTGAAAGTACCGGCGCCAGTACCTGCAAAAGTCGCGGTCCCAAAACCGCCGCCATAAGCATAAATAAGCGTACCGAACGACGAAGTTCCGCCGTTGGTACCTGACGTGCCTGCCGTGCTGTTGGTAGTGACGGCCGCGCCGCCCGTGCCGCCCGCACCGATAGTGACGGTAGCCGATGACGGCAGATCACTGGCCTTGAACAGACGGTAGTTGTACGAACCGCCGCCGCCGCCGGCGCCCCCATTTCGGTCAGTGCCAGCAGCATCGCGGGTGCCCGATGCCCCGCCGCCGCCTGCGCCCCAGACTTCAACCAGCACAAACTTAACGCCGGCCGGCTTGGTCCACGTACCAGACGACGTGAAGTCCTGAATGGCTGCGCTGCCGGCGCCCGGCTGCGACGACCATGTGGTGCCATCGCTGGTCAGGACGTTACCTGACGCGCCCGGAGCGACCGTCTGGACAGCGCTGGTGCCATTGCCGAGCAGCACATTGTTGGCAGTCAGCGTGTTAAGGCCCGTACCGCCGTTAGCGACAGGCACAGTCGTAATGTTGAGGTTGCCGCCCGACAGACCCAGACCGGTGCCCGGACCGATCTCTTCGACAGCGCCCGTGCCAGCCGTAATGCGGCCCAAAATCTTGTTGGTCGCCAGCGTCAGGGTGTGTTCTTCGTTCCAGTTCGACGGCTGGATCAGCGTCGCATCCGTGCCGTCAGGCTTGGCCGACTGAAACGTGTGTTTTACGCTAATTGTCATTCCATCGGTCCTTCAGGTGCCATTGGCGGCTGCTGGGGCATCTCAGGCATACCGCCGGCCATTTCCGGCATTTCTGGCGCTTCAGGCGCTTCGCCCGGCTCTTCCATGCCGAAATTGCCCGGCTGGTTCAGCGTAGGCGGCACAAGGTCGCCCATGTCCATAGCCGCGTGCATCGTGCCCATGACAATATCCTGAATTTGCTCAGGTGTCATGCTGTTTTGAACCGCCGAGATACGCTTGGTTTCGGCGTCGTAGGCGCGAATTTCAGCCTCGAAACTCTTGATCGCCACTTCCTGCTGGGCGACGCTGTCCTTGACGGCTTCGAGCATCATCGACGACTGCTGCAATTCCTGCGTCAGCGCCTGAATTTGCTGTTCGGCCGCCGCCAATTCCGGCGACTTTTCGTTGGTCTGGAGAACCTTCGGGTCCAAAATCTTCTTGAACCGTTCGGCCATCTCCTGCGCGCCCGGCCAATCCATGTTCTTGATGAACAGGTCGCCCGCGACAGCCCAAAGCTGCGGGTTCGACTGAAGGATGGTGGACATGGCATCAAGGGCTTCCTGACGCTTGGTCATGTAGCCCGGCCCAGTGGTGACCATCACGTCGTAGTTGCCGACGTTCGGGTTGTAGATTTTCTCAATCACGCCGCCGTTCTGGTCCATGATCTTGCGGACCGGTTCCGGCTGGTCCGGATTAATCTTGACCATGCTGACCTCGCCGTCGAGGCCAATAATCCGGGCGATGCGCTGCGTGTCGTAAATCTTCGGGATCAGATCGACAAGCTGACGGGTGACGTGCCGGATCGCACGGGCGAGGTTATCGACGTAGTGGTAGGTGCCGACGTCGCCCTGCTTCTCGCGGGCGGTGATGGCCTTACCAGAGCGTTCGTTGCCCTGCATACCGAGCGAGGCGTTGTACTGGCCCGTAGCGGCCTTGATGTCCTCGTCAGCGCCCATCTTGGCCTGAATGAGGCCCGTCTGGGGCAGCGGCGGCTGAGCGCGCTGCGGCAGCGGCAGGACGCCGCCAGCGCCGTCAGTGACGTCCGGATTGACCTCCAGATACGGCCAGTTGGTCGTGTTGGCGGTCTTCCACTGGTTTTCGTAGCCCTCGAACTGACCGCCGTAGCCGATAAACGGCGCCTTGGGGGCCAGCGCCAGCATTTCTGCCTCTTGGCTGGTCCAGTAGTTGTACATCCGCTGGGCGTCTTTGGCGTTGCGGACGAGGCCCGAAATGTAAATCTGGCCCTGAACTTCCCATTCGTTGCCGACCACGCGCACGACCGGGATGTACTTGCCCGGCCATTCGCGCTCGTCCAGCACGTCAAAGCCGTTGGTCTTCATCCACATGACCTGCTTGCGGTCCACGCGGCGGCTCTTCAGCGGCTTGCCGAACTGGGTTTTAAGCTGCTTGTCTTCGGGCGTACCGGCGAACACCGAAATGTTGCCCGGATAGAGGTTCAGCGTGCCCGGCTTGCTCTTGTAGTAGAAGTATTCGGCGATCCGGATGGTGTCCTGATCCAGCCATGCCGACATGCTCTCGTCGCCCACACCTTGCGACAGAAGCGTCGAAATAGGCGAGGCATCAGGGAACATTTCTTCGTATTCGGACTTCAGCAAGTCCTCAGTGATGAAGCACCACTGCGCGTCGGCACCGCACGGGTCTTGGATGGTCGGGTCCATGTAGACCGAGAACGCGTTGCGCACGCGGCCGATCTTGATGTCCTGATCGAAACTCTCGTCGTTGCAGTAATCCGTCAGGATGCGGATGTAGCCTTCGCCGTAGGTGACCTGATTGTCGCAGGCCGTGTCGTAGGCAACGTCAGCGTCCGAGATGTACTCAATGTGCTTGACCATGCCGTCGAGGATCGCAGCGACCTCAATGTCGGCGTTATCATCGACCGGGATGACCTTGCCTGACGGGCGGTTCTGGCGCTGCTCGTTGGTGACCTGACGGACGTGCTGGGGCAGCTTGTTGATCGTCAGGCAGGGCCGCGCGTTGATCGTCTGACCCTGCACCGCACCACGCGTTGCCAGCACGTCGGCCGGCCACTGCCACTGGTTGTCGGGCGAACCTGCCATGAAGCGCAGGTCGTCCAGTTCGTCTTCGCGAGTGTCGGAATACGCAGCCATAGCCAGCTTGAGCCGGCTGCGCATGGTCGCCATTGTCTCGCTATCGCCGTACTCATCGCCCTTCCCGTAGGTAGGGTTACTGCCGACGTTCGCGACCTTACCGGCCGTGTTGATGCCCGTAGGGTCAGCCATATGGTTACTTCTTGCCCTTCTTGGCCGCTTCGCGCTTGACCGAATAGGCAATAGCGACAGCCTGCTTGACCGGCTTACCGGCCTTCACTTCAGCCTTGATGTTCTTACGGAACGCGGCTTTGCCGGTTGACTTGACGAGCGGCATCTTACTTGCCCTTCTTGGTCGGGGTCGGGCGGTAGCTGACGGTCGTCTTGACGACCGGCTGGGCCGGTTTGCGGCGCAGCATGGCACTTTCGCCGGCTTCTTCGCGCTGGACGCGGGCTGCACGGTCCAGAGTGGCCTGCGTGGCCGCACGGGCAGCCGCTGACATGGTCGGCGTTGCAGGCTTGTTGGCGGGCTTGGCGCGGGCCAGACGGCTTTCCCCGGCTTCAGCCGCCTGTACGCGCTCTGCGCGGGCCAAAACGCTTGCGGGGTCCATTGCATAGCCCGGCTTGGCGGCCGGCTTGGCAGCGGGCTTGGCGGCTGGCTTTGAAGAGGCCATGCGGCCGATCATCTTGGGCATTTACTTGCCTTTCTTGGCTGTTTTGGCGCTATCGCGGAACGCTTTAGCGGTTGGAGCGCCCTTAGTGCCGGGCTTGCGCATTTTTTCGCCTGATCCGGCCGCAATCCGGGCCTTTTTGGCGTGAATGTTGGCGTACAGACCCTTTTTCATGAGCATTTCCACCGCTTGAGGCTGGCTTTAGCGCGTTCGCCGTTCTTGGCCTTGGCGGCAACAGCGCCCATGCGGGCGCAGAACGACTTTTTGCGGCCTTCATCAGCCTTAGTCTTGGGGTTGGGCGCTGGCGCCTTCAGGTTTGACCCGGTTTCACGGTTATACTTGGCGCGCCCCTTGGCAGTCAGCCCCGCGCCCTTGGACACAGGCAATTTCTCGCCCCGTCCAACGGCCAACGACACTGATTTGCGCTTGTCAGCCATTTTATCTAGCTGCCCATCCAAGATGTGGAAATTCCGCCACTAGAATACCCCCGCACAGGGCGGCTGTCAACGCGCGTTGAGCGGGCTTCTCTAGAGGCCACTGGGAACGCAAATGTCAGCGCAATGGCGTCGGCGGCGTCTGGAGAAGCCACACCGCGCGACTTCATGTCCTTTTTGCTCTCTAGGAAGATCGTACCCTTGCTGTCGGGCTTGATTTTGGGCGAAATCAGGTCGGTTTTGAGGAAGCGGTCGTCCGGAATGGACGCATCCTTCAGCCAATCACGCATGGCGCCCCACATTTCGGCCCGTTTGTTGCCGTACATTAGCTGTTTTTGGGCCTTATTGCCGAAGTTGACGCCCCTGATCTTGTAGCGCTGCTCTTTCAGCCGGTCCACGACGCCTGCGCCTAGCCCGCCCTCGTCGATGCACACCAGCGCGGGCTTGTATTCCTCGATTGCGTCGATGACGTGCCCAACGACTTCCATCGTATCGGCGCCGCGATGGCGCTTCAGCGCGATGATGTCGCGCCCTTGGCGCACGGCGATGACGGTCGCGTCCGATCCGAAGCGTGCCGGGTCCACGCCGACCGTGATCGGCGCCGTTTCGTCCTTGTGCTTGGGCCGTTTCATGGCGTCATCGACCAGATTGACGCCAATGAACTGGTCGTCGCCTTCACTGGGGAACTGCCCGTACACTTCGACGTTGGCTTGGTAGCTGTCGGAGCCGTACTCGTCGATGATGCGCTGGTAGAGGTTCTTGTCGGTGCCCTCAACGTCGCGCGCGTCGATGTTGCGCGTGCGCCAGAATGCGCGCTTGGAGTTGAACGTCTCGTAGAAGTACCCCGTGTTGCGGCGCGGGTTCGAGAAAGCCAGATGGAAGCGGTGCGGCGTATTTTCCGTGAAGAAGCCGTCCGCGACCGACCAGATGCTGTCGGGAATACCGCTGGCTTCGTCGAACACCAGCATCACACCGTCGAAGTTGTGAACCCCGGCGTAGGCGTCCGGGTTCTCTTCCGACCACAGCCGGCCCTCGACCGACCAGTAGCGCGTGCCTTTCTTTAGGTCGCGCTCGACGATCTCCGTCAGCCACTTGGCGGGCATGATGCGGGTGGCCGCGACTTCGAACCAATGGCTGTTGAGCGACATCGCCAGCCACTTGGTAATTTCCGCCCATGTGACCGAGCGCAACTGCGCCTCGGAGTTGGCCGACACGATGGTGGTTGAGCCGATCCGCGTCGATAACATCCAGATGACCAGCCATGACACTAAGGCTGACTTACCGATCCCGCGTCCTGACGCGACCGCTTCGCGGAACACGTCGAAGTCAATCTTGCCGTTGTTTGCGCGGATGTGGTCGCGGATGTCCGACAGGATTTGCCGCTGCCATTTGCGCGGGCCGTCGAAGTGTTCGAGCGGTGTGCCCTGTTCGCGCCACGGGAACGACAGCAGGACGAAGGCTAGTGGGTCATCCTTGATCGTCGGTGACCACAGCCGCGACATGAGTTCCATCTCATCCGCGGCTGAGTAGATCGGTTGCTGCATTAGAACCCCAAAAACGTGGCGGCGCGGCTAAACCAGTTTGCTTGTTCTTTAGGTTTAGGTGGCGCCATAGAGTTAACGCGGATGGTAACGGGGCGCCCTTGGCCTTCTGGCAGCCGCGTGCGACCGTACTTAACCGCCGCTTTTTTAGGGACCAAGAAATCGCCAAAAGACACCGGTGTGTTTTTGATTTTACGTCCGGTCAACGCGTCTTGACCGGGGCCAAAATCATAGGTGTCTTTTACAGTGATAACCCCTTTCGGGTCTACCGCGTAGGTGAACCTACCCAATGTTTGGCCGATAGCGGTGTCACGCCCCGAAGAACCGCTGTTGGCGCCGACGTCCGAGTTGACTTCTAGCGAGTTTTCGTAATCGCCGTACTGTATGTTTGTAGGGACGTCGCGTTTAGCATAGTCGACAACAGTCGGGTTAAGTTTTCCGGTAGTCAAGTACGACTGAATGCCATTCGCCATTCCAACGATATTTTGGTACCGCTTGAGGTGCCACGCCTTAGTCTCGGCGTTTGCGGTAGCCGCCGCTTCGCGCAGCGCTTCTTGCGCATTTTGACGCAGTTCCCTGACATCTTGCTGTAGCTGCGGCTTAATCCGTTCGTAGCGATTGACGATAAGCCCGCGCAACTGTTCCAGTTCATCTGGCGTTAGCGATCGTTCCGTAATTGGGTCGCGGCGCCTGTCTATAACGCTTTCCATGTAGATGCGTTTGTCTGCGGGCAAGTTTTGCGGCCCTACAAGCGTGCGCCAGCTACGTGCAGCAGTCTCGAACCATTGTTCAGCAGCGGTTTTGTCAGCCATCGTCTTCGACTTTCAAAGGTACGGATGGCAATGCCGTATCACATTCTGGCAGCGAAGGCACGTCCGTGTACAGCCCCTCAATGACGCGGGTCTGCGCGCGCTCTAGCGCGCCGATGACGGAGATGGTCTGATCGACAGACACGTCAATCTGCTGCTTGGCAACCCAGCCGTGCTGGTGCTTCAGGATGTTCAGCGCGGCGGTGGCGTCGCCTTCAGCCGCTGCGTCGTACAGCGTCTTGGCCGCGTTGAACTCGCCGTCAGCGCGGCCCTTCATCTCGGCCATCTCCACCAGCGGGTCGAACTCTTGGAGGCGGCGATACTGCGCGGGGGTGAGGCCAGCTTTGAGCGCAAGGCTGTCGCCCTTGAGGCCATACCGCGCGGCTTCGTAGATCGCCTCTAGACGCGCCTCAGTGGCTTCGACTCGCTCTGGCGTGAATGGCAGTGAGTAGAAGGTCATGGCGTCACAATAAATGATGCAGTCCGGATTTGCAAATTTCAAAAAAAATAAAAAATTGTCTGCGGACCGACCCCGTAACAGAGACACACAGCCGGGGCCCCCTACCCCCCTCCCCCCGGCACCCTGCCTCCATAATTTAGCTTCATACTTTGTAGCTATAAACTGCACCCAAGAATTGGATGCACTAAACTGCATCTAATTTGTGGATCTAGAAAATGGCCATTTCCCTTTGGCGGTTTGGGCGGTTTGGGTTTGACCATTCAGGCTGGCGCGCGACTGGCCATTTGGTTTCAGGCCAGTCAGCCGGGCAGAAATTTATTAGTGCCATTTTGGTGACGATATATTTTTCGTTGCCATTTTGGCAGCAATAAATCCCTAGGGGAATTCCCTTACGCAGCCATCACAGGGCGACCGGGCAAAATGCGCGCGACTAAAGGGGGCTTTGGGCGGTTTGGGCAATTTAGGCAGTCTGTTTTCAGTCGCCAGAAATTCTAGCTTATTGCGAACCATTCTTAACAAGACCATTTTAAAATCACAAATACACAAATGACTACCCAAAACGCCCAAAGGGCAATCAACACCTAGCAAATCCGGCCTTTTCTCTTGGGCAACGTTGACCGCTTCCATAGCCCAAACGCGCGCCCAAACCGCCCAGAAACAAATTTTTTACTTACACCAGTGTCAGTAACGCCACAAAATCTGTGACAATCTTGGGCAATCTTGGGCAATTCTTGGGCAATCCATGACCCAAAGAAATTTACCCACAAATTATGGATGCGATTGTGTTTGGTGCTACCCATAAAGTATGCGACAAGAGCGCATCAACACGGGAGCAACACAACATGACTAAAGGCACACGCATCACCGTCACCGCATACGGCACCGTTCAGGCTGGCACTGTCACGCGCACTGGCGGCAACGGCGAAATCGTTTTCGTTGTGATGGACCACGACAAGAGCACGGGCCGCGAACGCTGGTTTCACCGTTGCAGCGTCGAAACTATCAACTGACAACCTACCGGGCCGGCGCAAACCGCCGGCCCACCAAACCGGAGCAACTGACCATGCAAAACTATTTTAACACGCTGAACGATGCGCTGGCTGCTGAAGGGCTGCTAGACCTATGGCCTGTGACAGCCAGCGTGCCATATGGCGCGACCGTAGGGCTGGCCGCGCAAGGCCGCTGGCTTTCAATCTACCGCGATGAAACCGGGCGTTATGAACGCCCGGTCCATTACGCGACGCTTATGGCCGACACTGGCCTAATCCACCTGTCCTGACACTACCAAACCGGAGCAACCGACCATGACTGACACTATCAACATTTCCGCCCCCGCCGCTTTTGTGGACGCTGCGCTTTGCGCCGTTTCTAAGGAAGAAACGCGATACTACCTCAAGGGCGTGTTTTTTGACGCGCGCGGCTTTATCGCTGCGACGAACGGCCATATCGCGTTCGCCGCGCGGTGCAATGAAGCATTCAAGTTGCGCGACGTTCGCCCAGAGCGGCTCTCCGACGCGTTGCCGGGCGTAATTGTGCCCGACACTGCGCTGCGCCAAGCGATTAAGGCCGCTGGCCGCACCAAAGGGCTTTGCTATGTGATCGAACGCGACGCGAACGGCCTGTGGTGGATCCTATACGGCAACGCCCGGATCCACTTTGAACCGGTGGACGGCAACTTTCCTGACTGGCAGCGTATCATTCCGACCGCACCGGAGACGCTGACCGCTGCGCACTATCAGCCGCAATATGTCAGCGCGATGGGTGAAATGTCCAAAGCGCTGCGCGACGGCAAAAAAGACGCTGCGCCGTTCTTTCGCATTCACCAAGCCGGCGAAGGCCCGGCGCTTGTTACGTTCGACCGCGCGTTGACCGACGCAACCGATCGACCGGGACCGCGCACCGATTGCTGCGCGGTGCTTATGCCCATGCGCAGCAAGTCTGACCTCGCAAAGCCTAATGACTTTGCCGAATTCCAAGGACTGTGATCGACCTAGGCCCGGCGCAACCCGCCGGGCCACCCAACCGGAGCCTGACCCGTGCTGATCGACCTTGAACCTTACCTGCCCTTCAACGCGTTCGTTGTGCTGGCCCTAGCCGCCATTGGCTATCTGGTGTGCTGGCATGAGACACGCCGCAAATAGCGCCATACAAAATTAGATTTGTTTATTTTCAACGTTTTGTCATTTTACGCTGCAAAACGTAACATTTTTTGTTGCGCGTCCTATCTTTTGTGGGTAACCAGAATTCACCGGAACGGGGGGAGAGGCCACGGAGCCGCCCCACGGGACGCTAAAGCCGGGGGCGGTAATGACCCGGCTAACAAACCAAACGGGAGCAAGCCATGCTGAACATTCTCAAAGCCGCCGCATCGGGTATCGCCTTCACCGCCGCGATCATTTTGTCGGGCGGGCTAATCCTGATCGCAGCGCTGGCATGGCAAGCGTATACCGATCCATTCTTTGACGGGAGTAACTAAAATGACCACCAATAACAGCCTAGCCGCCGCCGCACCTGAATTGCTGGCATCGCTTGAAGCTATTCTGCCTGAGTTGGTCTGCACCATTCAGGAAGTCATCGACAATGACGGGTCACCCGCATGGATAGCGGAAGCACAAGCGAAAGTTGCAGCAGCTCGACGCGCGATCACTAACGCAAGAGGGGGCGGCGGCGCCTAACGGCGCTTTCGCAACTGACCACCACACGACACTAGGAGCAATACGACATGGCATACAACGGACATAAGAACTGGAACCACTGGAACGTCAGCCTTTGGCTGAACAATGACGAGGGCCTCTATCGGGCCGCATTGTGCCATCTGAAGGCCGCCGGCGGCTCTCGCAAGCGCGCTGCACGGTCACTGTATTACGCGTTGACAAGCGAAACGCCGCGCACCCTGAAGACACCTGACGGCGCGCCTTACAGCGTGACCACCATTTATGCCGCCATGCGCGGCTTGGAAGCCTGACATGGCCGACACTTACCTAAAGCCCAACTACAGTCCCACAGAGGGCGAGCGGCTGCACCACAAGGCCATGCAGACTGGCAGCGCTTCGCTGCTGGCCCGGCTGAAGGCTGAACACCCTGCAATCATCGACAGACTGATCCGTAAGCAAGAGGAGCAACACGACAATGTTTAACCCATCATTTGACCGCACCGAATGGCGCAGCCGCTATGATTGCGAACTGATCGCAGCCGCGCGGGAGAGCAATCACGAACTGGCAATCGCCCTTGGCGAACGGCTGGCCGAATATGCTGACCTACCGGACCAGATTGCCGACCTGATCGCCGAACGCGATGAACTCGACAAGCGCTGCGATATGCTGCGCAAGGAACTGAACGAACTGCACGAAGCGCTGAAGAGCGCCGGGACGGACGTATACTAATGGCAGCGGCTGCCTTTGCCCTACTGCTAGGGCTGCTGTGCCTACTACTGGAGGACTGACAATGGACACGAACGAACTGATCGTCGCTGGCGCTGCAATCGCGCTGCAACTCATTACGCTGTCGGCATGGCTGGTGGCGCGCACCCAGCGCGACCACTACCGCCGCCGCTATGACCAACTGACCGGCTCATGCGTGCAGCGCGATCCGCGCACCGGGCGCTATGTGAAGAAGGGGCGCTGACATGGCCATCACCCTGACCAAGCAACCCGCCGCCGTCCTGACCGACCTCGACATTCTTACAGAGGCCGCAGAGGCCCTAGCAGAGGCCGAACGGCTGCGGCTGGCCCTACGGGACAGCGACAACCGCCTACGCGCTCTGTGCCGCCAGTATGAGGCCGCAACGGGCTATCGGATGCTCACGCCCACCCACCTAGGCCATATGTGCCGCGCACGGGGGCTGATGCCATGACTGGGCTGCTAGAAGGGCTGCCCTATCGGGACTTCAACTGCCGGCTGGTGTATTACACGCCAGCCGGGCGGCGCTGCCACAGCTACCACAAGACCCGCGCCGTCATGGCCGACATCGCGCTCGACATCGCCGAACGACAACTGAGAGCCGACAAGCGCCGCCTAGTGGCGCGCGTCACCTACGGAGAGGCAATCGAACAATGACTGACATCGAACAAAAGGCGCTGGCGCTGGTTGAGGCGCTGGAAGAAGCCTCAGGCACTAACGATCCGGTTGAGTGGGCGAATAGGTTCTACGCAGCCATCGAGAAGCGCGGCGGCAAGATCACGTGGGGAGAGGGGTGATGCAGACGATCATTATCGAAATCGGCCCCAGCCTCAAAACCATCCTGAACGGGTTCAGCTTTATCGCTGGGCTTGCCGTGCTTGCATACTGGATCAAGGGAAATTGAGATGACCAAGCACACGGACACAAGCCGCATCGCTGACTTGCGGTTTCAAGTTTCAGAGAAAATGCCGATTAACCATAGCGACCTGTCCTGTTTATTCGACCATATCGAAGCCCTTGGGGCCGAGAATATGATGCTACGGGAAGAACGTGACCGGCTCATTAAGTTCGTTAACATTATGTGCGAAGAATATGGGCTGGA